ATATTCCAGTTCTGTAAGATACCCCTGGAAATATTTTGCTTTGAATTTTTCTGCATCTGAAGATGTTCCTTTTTCAAGCAAATTCACTTCCCAGATCTCCAGAAGTTCATCGTTGTCCAGCGCCTCTTCCAGCTTATCAATGGTTGTATCCCCTTTTGCCAGAATACTGGTCGCAGTGATTTCAACTTCCAGTGCGCCCGGTGTACGGATCGTTCCATCTTTTGTGGCAGTTGTATCTGCATCCTTGGACTTGGTACGTCCGTTTTCTGTCGTAAATGCGATTCCTTTCGCACTCTCTGTTGCCGCTTCTTTTAACAGACGGTATAAGTAAATGATTTTTTTACCCTGTACCGCCTCTGTGTTACTTTCTGAAAATACCTGCAATCCCTGCATTTCTTTCCTTCTCATTTTCATCATCCTTTCATGAAAAACTAAATTCAAACTCCAGCACACCGTGCAAGAGTGCCTGTTTCGTAGTGGTGTCCGGAAGGATCCTCTGTTCAGCAAGCTTTACTGACCAGCTAAAGTTCCGTGTGTGTTCTAAGCTCCGGCACAACTCTTTTATACTCAGCATGATCTGAGAGACCGTACCGCGCTTCCTTGGATTGTCGTGCCAAACATGGACCGTCTGACTCACCTTCCCGATGATCGCGCCCTTAGTGTCCTGATCAGACTGCATTGTTGAGCCGATGTACACGAATGGATATGCCGTACCTTCCGGCGGGAGAAACGTGTCATACACACCAATCTCCGTATTTTTATATTTTTCTTTCAGCGCAATCAGCAGTGCGCTGAATATTTCCTGCTGCGGATCCATTCTCTCACCTCACCAGTTCATTTAAATCTTTGACAAATTTCTTCTTCTGCTCATCGTAAGCGGGCTTCAGATAAGGCTGTGCTTCCATGAATCGTGTGCCGTATTCAACGTAAGCTGCGTAATCTGCCGTAGGCTCTACTTCCGCAGTCAGACCTCCGTCTGTAATATCCAGTTCAACGCTTCGCTTCAATGTTCCTCCCACGTATCCCGGTATTCCGGTACTTTGTGGAGTTCCCACTGGCGCATTCTCTTGTGCTTTGGTCTGCAGATCTGCGCCGTTCTTTCTTACGACTGTTCGCACTGCTCCAAGATTCATATTCCGTTTAAGCTTTGCCTCCAGCTTGTCAAAGCCGTCTATCCTTACTCCTGCCACTACAATACCTCCGATACGACAAAAGACTGCTTCGTCCGCAGTCTTCTGCTCATGTCAACTGTATAAATCTTCTTTCCAATCCGTATCCTGTCAAACGGATCATGGTAATGATTCTGCAGGTGGACTGTCAGGCTTCCCTGTTTCAGTCCACCGTACACTAACTGCATTGTCTCAGCTCCGGTATCCATCACAGATGCAATCTGTTCAACCTCATCAACGTGTCCGTCTTCATAATCGCCGGTATCCGGATTGTAATCTCCGGATCTGATTGTCTGCATATAAATAGGTGTATCATATCTCACAGAAACCTCACCTTGCCTTTCGTTATCTCTTTCTGGCTGTCCAGATATGAACGAATATCATCCATATATCCGGCAAAATCATTATCAGACCAGGAAAGGCTTTCTCCCTCTACGGTATGAGAAGAAAGCCCTTCTGATCCAATCCGGTTGAATCGTATGATTGCGACATCCAGAATGATATAATTCAGTTCTTCAGGAGGTTCGATCCCGCCAAGCAAAAGTTTCAGCCGGCTCTTTGCTGCATCTAAAATCAACTGCAGCTTTTTGTCCTGGCTTACATCTTCTTCCGGCAGACCGAGCAATGCTTTCAGATTATCCAGCATAGCCTGTCCCTCCAATCTTTACTCGCCTACGTTCACAACTGCATCCCCGGAACGGACTGCCTTGTAATTTTGATCACATTCAACCAGAGTGATGTGATGAGAGGCAGTTGACGCGATCTCAGATTCGCCATCCCATTTAGTCCAGTTCTTCACATCCATTCCGCAAGTTACATTTGTAGCAGATGCCGCATCCTTATATTTCCAGCTATTTCTCGGAGACATCAACTGTTCTTTCACAGACAGCTTTGTCAGTCCTGCTCCTGAACCGGCTTCTGATGTTACATCCAGCGTTCCTAATGTCTGTGTATCAGAGCTACCGACTGAAATATAAGCAATTGCATCCAGATATTCACAGAAAAGACGTAAGCCCATGATTGCAAAGTTATCAGAAATCATACGTCCGTAAGTGCCCTCTGTATGGAATCCGATAAAGCCTGTCTCCGCATCCGTTGTAAATGCAAGGCCGGCTCTTGCGAACTCTGAATCTCCCGGATCAACATAGTATGCAGCAAGGTTGTTGAGCGGTGTCGCAACTACAACATTCTGCGGAATCTCAGATGTAATAAACACAACGTCTGCTCCAAGGAAATCTGTCATATACTTAAATCCAAACGCTGTCTGCAGAGTGATGTCAGCAGCTCCAAGGTATTTATACACATCCAGCGTATTTACCCATACAGCAACACCAGTAGCTGTTCTTTTCATCTCCTGGAACTTCGCCACTACTTTACCGATAGCCATAGCAACAGCCATCTGCCAAGCTGTTTCATGTCCGGTTAAGGATCCCGCCTTTAACTGAGTGTAAAATTTGCTTGTAACTACATTCTGCAGATCAGATTTAAACTCTTCATCTGTATCCTGTACAGCTGCCTCGTATCCCTTTTCAGCGATTGCTTCCAAAGAAACACCCTTTCTGTACTTCTCGATCTTAATTGTATCGAACACAGTTTCCTCTACTTTGTACTGAGACATTGGGATCTCTTCTCCCTCTCCTACGTCTCCGGATTTCAATTCGCCTTTTACGGTCTTCGTTTTTAACGCAGAGCCATTTTCTTTCTTAATCATTCTGGTAATACCAATCACATCCAGTAATGCCTGCAGATTCTTACCAAAAGAAGTAACAAAATCAATCTCTCTTGCCCTCACCTGGATCTGCGCTTCACCTGTCATACCATCCGGCGCTGTAAACACCTGTAATCCTAATTTTCTAATATCATGCATATTTTACACACTCCTTTTACTGAAATAACTCCAGATTCTCAGCGATCAGTCTCTGTCTCTCTGTCGGATTCTTGACCGCTAATATCTGTTCCTTTGTCATTGTTCCTTTTCCTCCGGTTCCGGTCCTTGGTGGATTTCCCTTTAAAGCCTCTTTCACAGCAGCCTGTACTGCGCCTTTGTACATCTTGGAAAATGCTTCAACCGCTTTCTTTGTGCCATCTGCATCTTCTGCAACAAGATTTACCAGAAGCTCATCTGGAATATTGATTTCTTCTTCTGCCAGCATTTTACGCGCTGTTTTCGCCATGTCCGATCTGGCATTCTGACGTTTCAGCTCTTCCAGTTCTTTTTCAAGTTTGCTCGCCTTATATTCCGCTTTCTCTTCTTTGGTCATCTGCGCCAGCTTCTCTGCCTCTGACAGCTTATCATCCGTCAATGCCTTCCACTTTGCCTGCGCATTGGTCACTGCGGTATTCACTGCCTTCTGGACTCTCCGGTCAAACTCTGCCTGATTGCCTTCCCCTTTTAAAAAGTCATCAAATGTTACTGTTCCATCTGCACCGTTGCTTCTTGTTCCGGCTCCGCCATCGTCTCCATCACCTTCCGCAAACAACTGTAGATTCGCCATTGGAATTCTCCAACCGGCATACACATTGTTCATATGTTTCATAATTCGTCCTTTCCTCGCCCCGTTCCATTCTTTGTCGCCCAGACCGTTGCATATCGAATAATTGTAGTTTAACGACATCCCGGTCACATTAAGTTACATGATCCGGACATAATCCGGAAACTCATTGGCAATCATGCAGATCCCAATGAAAAAGGAATCCACCAGAGTCTTTGCTTTCTCTGACAGATTCCCATGCTGTATATCAACCCATCCGGGCGATATTTCATATTTTATTTTATCTTCGGTTAAATCCTTGATGGACTTGATCAGTGTTCGTGCCAAAGCTGTAACTCCGGCGCAGATTATATCCTGCCCGTATGCTGCATAATTTGCATGACCGGATATCGTTATTTCATCCTTGCGGACGGTTACTTCAATCAAATGCATCCATCCCTTCTGAAAAATGAGTATAAAAATAACACGCCTTTCGCGTGCTATTTTTCCTAGGCAGTAAATGTAACCACCGTCTTGCCGTTGCTATTTTTTACTACCAACGTCCCTTTTGAAATAATATCCATTCCTATAACAAAATCAACATCGTGATTTTCCAAAGGAAAACCTGCAATTTTTACATTTCTAAAGACCATTTCAGGAGTCAGAACAATATCAACAATGTAATATGTGATATCCTGTTTTCCTGTTGTACTGACACCTACACCCGTATCGACTGGACGCAAGCCAAGTTTTCTTGCCATTCGTTCAGAGATACACGAACTCGATGCTCCAGTATCCCACAAAGCTTTATTAATCCGAAAGCCTTCTGCTCCATCTGTGCATTCCCGGATGTCTAAGGATGTGATCAGTCGGTTTACAATCCCGTCATGGCGGTTTGTAATGGCACCGTCTGCATACGCTTGTGTGCTTTCAGCCTCAGCTTCTGGTCTGCTTTCGCATGTGTCCAGCAAACCTACGTATACGTTTTGCTTCATCTGTCTTTCCTCCATCGCGTTCTTAAGTAAATGGGATCATGCTAGATCACTGCCTTTTGTTCTGCAAACAACTGATTATCTGTCAGAGCCACTACGCCACTCCCATCTCTTGCTTTGGGAAGATAGGTTGTTGCGACCTTTATTTCTACAGATTGTTGCGGCTTAAGAGAAATAGTAATATCCACTCCCGTTTCAAACTCATAATCCCCTGCAATTTCTTCGGCATTATCAATCAATGATTGTCCACAACTTTTTATCGCCTCTACCCATGTTTCTTGTGTTTTGGGATTTGTTTTCATAGCTTTACCCCCTGAAATGCACATAGAAAT